CATAATATCACCAACTTTCATAAAAAGATATAGGATATATCCTACAAATATAGTATATCAAAGGAGGAAAATAATGGCAATTAATGACAACATAAATAAAATTTTAAAAGATAGAGATTTAAAAGCATGGAAATTAGCAAAAGAAATAGGTGTAGATTCAGGGAATTTATATGCAATTTTAAGAGGAGAAAATAAAAATCCAACTATAGATACATTAATAAAAATAGCCGACTATTTAGACATTACATTAGATGAACTAGTTGGAAGATAAAAATTAAATACAGAATATTTTGAAAAGGAGTGAGTAAATTGGGCAATATATCTAATTTCAATTTAGATAAACAAGAAGATAAAAGTTTTAATGACCTAGATAATATATCAATTTGTTTTTCAGAAGGTATCCGTAAAGTTGTAGAAATGAATTTAAACAACTATAAAAATAAAATCTCAAAGTACTTAAATGAAACTTCGAAAATAGAATTATTAGAACCAAAAGAACTAACAATTGTTATAAGTAAAGGTTATCCCGATTATCTTATGTCTGTTGAAGAAGCAAGTAAAAGATTGAAAATAGATAAAGTATTTGGATATGAGTTAATAAAAAATGGGCTTTTGAAGTCAGTTGATATAGGGGCAACTAAAGTTTCTAGTTATGAATTAGATGATTTTATAACTAGAAATCAAGGAAAAAACATCAAAGAAATGCTTAGAGAAATGAAAGAAATTAGAGAGGGGGTGATTTAGTTGAATGTAAGAGTACTAATAGCTTATGTACAGTTTTGCAATGATAAGCAAATAAAAGCAAGTTTTGAAGGTCTTAGAAAATACAACAGAGATATAGAGTTAGTTAACTTGTATTTACCAAGTAAATTAAAAATTAAGGGGGATTAATCATGAAAAGTTTAACTATAGTAAGAAATGCAGTAGAGCAACAACTAAATAGAGCTAATTTAGAAATAAATAAAAACGAGCAACTTTATACAAAACTTAGAAAAAAAGAAGAAAGAAATATATCAGAAGAAATTGAATTGAGTAATGCTTTAAGAGAAAAAAGTGTAAACGAAAGATTAAAAATATTTGCTGAGTCATTACTAGAAATTATAGATACACAAATTGAAATAAAAGAATATGAAGAAAGTGAGGATTACAAGATATTTCAATTAATTTTAGAAGAACTTGGAAGAGATAGACCTATAGATGTTCAGATATAAGAAAAGAGCCACTGCAATGGCTCTAATCAAAAATATATCAAAAATTTAATTAGCTATATTATAGCATAAACGGAGGGAAATTATGAGTACTTTATACGAATTAACTACAGATTTATTAGAAATAGAAGAAGGTTTAACAGAAATAACAGGAAATGAAGCTGAAAAACTAGAGGAAATAAAAGAAATAATAAAACAAGAGATACAAAATAAAAACACTAGGATAGTTTCAGTAATATTAAACATTGACAGTGATATAAACTCTATAGATTCAGAGATTAAAAGATTGCAAGAGTTAAAAAGGGTCAAAAAGAATACTCTTGATAGATTAAAAAGCAATATAAAAGACTGTATGGAATTACTTGGTACTAAAAAAGTAGAAACATTTTTAGGAAATATAAGTATAAGAAAGTCAGCAGGTAGCTTAGTCATAGAAGATGAAGAAAAGATACCTGCTATATATAAAACAGTAGAGCAAGTTATAAAAGTAGATAAGAATGCTATAAAAGACTTTATTAAAAAAGGTCATGAAATTGAAGGTTGCAGGATTGAATATGGAACTACACTAACAATTCCAAAAGCTAAAAAAGAGTAGGTGTCAAATATGGAATCTAATAATATTTACATTAAATTAATGGATGTAAGAGTTAAATTTAGTAAGTTGAATCTAAAGAAAAGTGGAGAAAATAAGTTCGCTAACTTCAAGTATTTTGAGTTAGCAGACTTTCTACCACAAGCAACTGGATTACTTGAAGAAGCTAAGCTATGCCCTATAGTGACCTTTACAAATGAATATGCAACTCTAACATTAATTAATGGAGAAAACCCATCAGAACAGATTGTATTTACTTCTCCCATGAGAGATTTACAACTTAAAGGTTCTAATGAATTACAGGCACTAGGAGGTATAGAAACCTATCAAACTAGATATTTATATATTCAGTTACTTAATATAACTGAAAGTGACACTTTTGACGCAACTAGTGGCAAAAATGAAGCTAAAAGTAATTCTAACAATAGAATTTTAACAGATAAACAATTAAGTAGGTTATATGCAATAGCAAGTAATGCAAATGTTGATAAAGAAAGTTTGAAAGAAAAAGTATTTAAAAGATTTGGAAAAGAGATAAAAGATTTAACAAAACAAGAGTATGACACTATTTGTAATGCTTATGAAAATAAGCAATAAGGGCAGGTGATATTGTGGGGATTATAAGAGTAAGCAAAGACAAAGATAATCCATATGTGGTTTTAAATAAAACTTGTTTGGAAGATGTAAAATTAAGCTGGCAAGCAAAAGGTTTACATTCATATCTGATTAGTAAGCCCGACCACTGGAAAATCTATGTTAATGATTTATATAAAAGAAGTAAAAATGGGAGGGATGCTACAGCAAATATTTTAAGGGAGCTCATAGAAAATGGATATATAACAAGAACACCTTGTCGAGATTCTAATACTAATAAGATGCTTGGAGGATATGATTATCAAGTATATGAGATACCACTTGAAAATCCTCAGAAGCTAAAATCCCGAAAAACTGATTTCCCGGAAACCGGATTTCCCGGAAACCGGGTTTCTCGGAAACCGGAAAACACGGAAGTAGTAAGTAATGACTTTAAAGTAAATAATGATATTACTACTATTGTTATTAATGAACAACCTCAACAAGATGAAACCACCTATATAAAAAAATACTTTGAAAAATATATAGGTGTGATTACTCCTAATAACTTTATAGAGTTAATGAGTTACTTAGATGATGGAATGGAAGCTGATGTAATTATAAGAGCTATTGATGAAGCAATATCAAATGGAGTTAAGAATTATAAGTATGTAAAGACAATATTAAACAATTGGATAGAAGCAGGTGTAAAAACTAATTTAGAACTTACAGAGTATCAAAATGAGTTTGAGAGGAAGAAAAAGAATAAACAGGAGAAGAAGCAGTCTAATCATAAAAATGTGAATACTCCTAATGTGAGTAAAAATAAGTTTCATAACTTCAATGAAACCTTTACTCAATATTCACCTGACGAACTAGATGACATAATTAAGAAAAGTCAAAAGGTTAAATTTAAATAAAATTATACTTCTAGGAAGTAAATATCAATATATTACTTCCTAGAAAGGGGAGGTATAAAATGGCGAGAATATATGCACAAAGAAGTGGTTCTTTAAACGAACAAGATAGATTGGAATTATTAAGATTACTTGGGAAAGCTGGATATACAGTAAAGATTGCTAGAGAGAAGCAAAATAGCAAGACAACTTATACTTACTTTGTTGAGTATACAGAAGAGCAGGAAGAAAAATAGAAGGGGGGCTAGTTAAATGAATACAATAACTTTAGTTGGAAGATTAGTTGCAGATGCAGAATTGAAGTACCTTCCAAATTCGGGTACTCCAAAAATAACCTTTTCAATGGCAGTAGATAGAAGGTTTAAAGATAAAAATGGAAATAAAATAACTGATTTTATTCAATGTGAGCAATTAGGAAAACATGTAGAGAATTTAGTGCAATATCTTGTTAAAGGTAAGCCTATATATGCTGTTGGAGAGTTAAATATATATAATTACAAAGATGAAAATGGTTGCTGGAAATCTATTACTAAGGTTAATGTAAATGCTTTAGAACTACTTTCTAGTAAAAATGATAATAATGCTAAACAAGAATATGTACCACCAGGATTAGACCCACAAGGTTTTCAAGCAATAGATGATGACGATATACCTTTTTAATTAAGTTAAATAGTCTAGGGAGTAATTATACAATATTACTTCCTAAAAGTTAAAAATGGAGGGATAAAAATGAGTAGAACAGCTATATGTAGTGTTTGTGGGGAGTTTTTAGTTGACAGTTATGGTGATAAATTTACAAATGCTAAAGTTATAGATTTGTATGGTAGAGAATTTGTAATTGTTATATGCAAGGGTTGCTTAGAAGAACTATTAAGAAAATGTGAGGGGGATATATTGAAAGGATATGATAATTTCCATGACACAAGCCAATATGGAGTTGTAAAAAGGGATATTGGTAGTATTAAGTTATATTTGGAATGGCATTATTTAAAGAAACTTGAAGGAGAATGGATAGAGCTTATAAATAAAACAGAAATATATCATAGCAGAGATTACAAAATAGTTGGTAATGAATATGAGAACTTAGAGGAAGTCAGAACAGAGTTCTTAGAACGTAAGGAGAGTCTTGAGAATGAATATCTTAGCTAGTGCGATATTAGTAATAGGAAGTTTTATAGCTGGTAGAGTTTATGAGTATAGATTGAATCTAAAAGAGTGTGAAAATTGCGACAATAAAAGAGGTGTATAAGAATGGATGATAGATTAGAAATGATAAATGCTTCTGTAAATTATATACAGATGATATGTGAAAGTTCAAATATAGCTATTATAGCAGAGCGAGGAAGAGTTAGAATATTAGATTTAGAAACTAAAGAAAAATATGATTTATTAAAAAATAAACTCGAGGAAATGTTAGAAGAAATATAAGTGAAAATATCTAATTAAGACAGTTTAGAGAGTTACAAAATATCTTTTAGTATAAATTATTGTTGAAGTGTTTTGTGACTCTCAAAAATGAAAATAGAGAGGGGAATAATATAATGGATTTAAATAAAATTATGAATGAT